CTCTGGATATCCCAGCTGAATTTACAGCTGTTCCTCTTACGAGGCAGAACCAGTTAACTAGAGCATAACGGACGAATCGCCATGTCTGTGTGTTTTTTTGTTTTTTGGATGCAAATTAATTTGCTTAATACTTAGTATTAGAATTAATTGATAGTTTTCTATAACCTGTCGTCCCGATATTTATATCGGAACAGCGAGGTTACCACTGTCTCTGCATTACTTATTAAATAAAGCTAAAAGATCATACTATCTAAGCTAGTAACTCCTTGTTGAATTAACATTCAAGTGGAGAGCTATGCACTTAGGTGTAGGTCTTCAGCAATATATAATAGAACCAAACGCCGTCTCACTATGGACTGAAGTGAAAACTTAAATATCTATCGAAATTGATATTGAACAGTTCCCAGGTCAGGGTAGTCTATGAAAATATTATATTGTTTAATAATACCTCCAAAGGTTAGATTCCTAAGGGAGAAGACACTACGGTGTATATAATATAAACCATGAAAAAAAATAATAACAATTCTTTCTTTTCAGGCCTAAAATTATATAGTAATGTATACAAAGCAGGGGTAATGGTTGAACTTTCAAATGCAAAACATTTGTTAGCTCTCCTTAAAAATGTCGGAAACCGTATTGGTATCCTTACATTATTAAGTGGGAGAGAAACTAATCGTTTCACACTAATTCACAATTTTGGGGTCCATTTAATCAAGTTAAATCGATTACATGGTCCTAATTTCGTAATTAAATATTTAAAAGCAAGTCAATTGGCAATTCAAAAGAAGATTGCAGGCCTACCTCTTAAAACTTTAAGAGAGTTGGAACCTGATCTTCCTTTGCCAAGACTTATTAATGGTCTACCATTTATCATAAAGAAAAATGATAGACAATCAATAAGAGTTAATTCAGTTAGAATTATTAGGTTTTGGTTAAGTCTATTTTCAATATATCGTATATTGAAGATGGATTTTAAACCAAAATTAAATACTATAACTGATCCCTTTAATGGGAATAGTGAGCGTTTGATGATTTTCAATACTTGGTTAGAATCTAATTCTATTCAGTTGTTGAACAATTTCAATTGATCACTATCATTAACGAAGTTGACTCCGGATAGGCTTTTACCTATTCAAAAGTCTTCTTCTCTTGGACCACGAAGCTGGACTACACTTATTTCTTCTTATCTGTTATTCAAACAAGATCCTTGGTTGAATGGCGTTTTAAGGGAATATGTGCAGTTAGTGAAAGGGGAATATTTCATATCAATTTTTAATAATATTGAATTTGCTTTAAGCAAATTCCCTACTATTTGATTATGAAGATTTTGTAAAAACCAGAATCTAGGNCGACTTGCTTTTAAGGAAGAAGCAGCTGGAAAGCTTCGGGTTTTTGCGATGGTTGATGTAATAACTCAATCATTGCTTAAACCACTCCATGATTGTTTGTTCAATTTATTTAGGTTATTACCTAATGATGGAACACACGATCAGGAACGAGCTTTCGATCTGGGACAAGAATTAAGCAAGAAGTATGGTGGTTCTTTCGGATTTGATTTATCCTCAGCAACTGATAGATTACCTCTATCATCTCAAATTAGTTTACTTAACTCGTTAAGTAAGTCTAATTTAGGTGATTTATGAGCTAAACTATTAATTGGTAGAGAATATGTCATTCCTAAGAACACTTATGGTATCTCGGAAGGTTCACTAAGGTACTCTGTCGGTCAACCGATGGGGGCGCTTTCAAGTTGAGCAATGTTGGATCTTATCCATCATATGATGGTTCAATATTGCTATAGATTATCAGTTAATCCTTTGTTTAAAGGTTGATATTCCGACTATGTAATAATAGGCGACGATATCAATCTTTTTGACAAAAGAGTAGCTGATACTTATTTGGTTTTGTGTAAAGATATGGGAGTTGAGATTAATCTCTCAAAGTCCGTAATCGCTACTAAACCTGCTCTTGAATTTGCTAAGAGAACTGGATTATATGGTCAAGATGTTTCTGCATTATCATTCAAAGACTTTATTAGTAATAATAATTTCTTTGGAAGATTAAGCATAATATCTAGACTAATAAGGCGAAAATATGGTAAAGATTTATGAAAATTATTCTTATTAAGTAATAAAAGTAAATCTTCAAAATTCGCTGATCTGAGATATCCTATAATAGGTTATTTAAGTCAAGTAGCTGCAAAGTCGAAACCGGGTGATTCATTTGATTTATCACGCCTTCTTAGTTTAATTAGTAATAAAAATTACCCATTAAGTTATTTTGGTCGTAAAATAAATTGGTTGAAACCAGATATCCTCATAAAGTTTATGAAAGGTATCTTGAATAAATCCAATTTAGATAAATTATCTAATTACACGGATAGACGTTGATCTGCTATAAACGAGAATGCTTATAAAATCATATTAATCGACCGAATCCTTAAACTCTCACGAGTTCTTAAGGAATTCGATCCTTTAAAGTATGGTTTCTTGTATCGCGAGTTCGCTGGTAACAGTGAACTCGAGACTAAGTTCTATAAGGATAGAATGGAAAGAAATCTGCCTGAAGGATTGGATCTTAAGACTCCCTTGGAAAAGAGACACTATTTTAAAGAATTTATTAAGTTAAGTTCTTTAGATAAGAGTACTCATTTGATGAATAGAATTTTTATGTATTTTTTAGATCCAAAAATCTTTAAAAATGACATAGTAAATTTAAAACATCTTTTCCAAGGTATGACCGTTGATCTTTCGAGACCTCGGATATTAAGTGAGCAAGTATGGGTGAATCTGGCTTTACCAGGTGCTTCCGATATGAAATCTTTTGTAAAGACAGAATATTTTTCAAATTTGAAATTATCTGTTCTTCTAGATTACTATAAACGGTTTGAATCTCTCGCAACCGATCTTAACCTTCATAAAGTTGAGGTCGAAAAACGTGAGTTGATTGATAATCCTTTAAAAGTACTAGACTTTATAAAAGATAGCCAATCTGACAAGTATAAAAATCTTGTTAAGAATAAACCTGATTTTATGAAATTTGAAGATCAAATAGTTTCCACTGAATGATCTCCAATAGACATGAAACCTGGGTTTAAACCTAAGTTTAATTTTCGAGTTACTAGATAATAACTCGCTCATCTGTGCAAGATCGCTTATCCTTATAAGTTTATTCGAAAGAATAATTAAAGTCAAAGCTGCTTGAGGTGGGGTGTTAAAGTATAGCTTTAATTAAGAAATTGCGAAGATAGGTTCGATTAGTTAATAATCATAATCCTGATTCGTATATATTCTGTATATAAAGAAGGCCTGTTCTGCGAAAGTGGAGCTTCCTTTGATCTTAAAGTTGCCTTGTTCCGTGAGGAAGTGGCAGTACCCTTTAAATAGGAGTAATCCGATTTTATCAAGGCTTCTAATGAAGCGCTGTGAAGATCATATACTCGATATCCAAAATGGGAC